ATGAAGTTGAGTTTATTTATGGTACTGGTTTTATAGATAAAAACGGAAAAGAAATTGAAAGTGGAGATATTTTGAAAACAGAGTTTGAAGATGTTTATTCTATAAAATTTAATAATGTTTATGGTTTTTGTGCAATTAAGGAAGACATTAGACTTTGGTTTACAGAAGAAGATCTAGAGTATGAACTTAGAGAAACATTATCGAAAACTGAAGTAATTGGTAACATTTACGAAAATAAAGATCTATTGGAGGACTAAAGTTATGGCATTAGAAAATATGTACAAATTGAGAGAGTTATTGCTTTATAAAAAAATTAAAAAAGCAGAAAATAACACGTTGGAATTGACTGACGGAACAAAGATTGAATTTTATTTATCTGATTATGATTGTTGTGCAGGTGCATATGGTGAATGGATATTATCAGATAATTTTGAAGGTTGCATAACAGATGTAACTTATAAGCATGATAAAACAGGTGATTATGGTTACAGTGAAGAAAGAGTAAAACTAACTATTTTCCACAATCAAAATACGATAGCACAAGCAAATTGTTATGGAGACAACGGGAATGAAGGATATTATTTCTCTGTGTTATCAGTAAATGTTAGAAGTGTAAATGGTGAAACATTAGATGATTTCCCTTTACTATCGGTACTTTAGGAGGGCTAAAAAATGAAGAAATTTGGAATAGAAAGTATATTAGGATTTGCTGTGATAGGAATAATAAGTTTTGCAGTTATAATTGGATTGTTTTCAGGTTATAAAGGATTAAACAGTAACAAAGACTTTTTAAAAGTAGACTACAATTTTAAAAAAGCAGTAATTAAACTACCTAACAATGAAATAGTTACTGGAGAAGTAGAAGAATGGACTACTTATGATAATAAGGATACTGTAAAGGTTAAAATAAAGAACGGAAAACAATATTTAGGACATTCAAGCGATATTGTTTTATACAATGATTAGGAGGTCTAGCAATGAAATGGCATAAGGTCTATTTAAGAAAAATGACTGAAGAAGAGATAGTCTATTATTATGGTGATTTCAATAGATCTCAAGGAAGCAATAAAGTTGAAGAAGATTACTTAATTTGGGAAGGTGAAACACCAGAGGATTTATATAAGTCAGTTGTAGTTGTTTACAATATTTTTGATAAGTTTGACAAATATGTAAGGCAGGATACTTGGGCTGATGTGAATTTAAGATATTGTCACGAAGAAATGAAGAGTGCGATTATTTACTGGGCTGAATTACCGAAGGAGGGCTAAAAAATGGCAAAGTATTGGGAACATCTAAAGTATCATGAAGATACAGTGGTTAAAGAAAAATTAAGTAATGATGATGTAAATTTTTTAAAGGAATTACAGAAAGAAATAAACACAGAAGACAACGGAGGAACTGCTAATCCTAGATATTGGGTAATTAGACAACCAGAGAGAATATACCATCTAGATGAAGATGAAGCTGATTATTACATGTTTTTAGATGAGTATGATCATCAGGAATTGACATTAGAAGATTTAAAAGAAAAGCTTGAAGATTTAAATGACGATAATTTAAAAAGTATAGAGATAAAAGATGGAGCATTAACTTTTGAATATTTTGATGAATGTTTAGAAGAGGTTGAACAATATAAAGTAGATTATGATAATTGTTATCGAGATGGATTAATCAAGATATCAGAATTGTTAGAGTTTGAAGTAAGAGTTATTTATTATAGTGAGATAGATGTAACTGCAGATAATTGTATGTTTTTAACTCAAATTGATGCTGAAAATCATTTAAGAGCTAATGACTACCATTACCATGAAGAAGCAAGAACTTATTGTATGCACGGATGGAGAAATCCACGTTTTGAAAGATTGATAAATATTTTATCAAAAACAGATTTTGACAGTATATTGGAGGATTAATAATGTTTAAACACAATAAATATATATTACGTGTATATTTTCATAACGGTGAAATGTTAGAAGCAGAGGCAACAGAAGAAGAACTAACTGAAATTTATAAAATGTTCCATGAAGAAAAAGAAGATTTATTTTCAAGCGATATATGTATAGTTGGAGATAATGAAATCGATATGAACGAGGTTGAACATATAGCTTATAAGAGAATTGAGGAGAAATAAAAATGAAATGGAATAAATTAACAGTAAGAGAGCTAACTAAAGAAGAACAAGAAGAGTATGGTGATTTATATACCTTTATGTGGGAGGGCCATACTCCCGATATTGGTGAAGAAGTGTTAGTCACTTATCCTTTGTCTTCAGGGAAGTTTGTTGATACATATATCGATACATGGAGAGAAATTGGAAATGGATTAAGTTTTGAAAATACTGAAAATGATGTTATATATTGGATGGAAATACCACAATACAACGGAGAATTAGACTAGTAGGAGGACTAAAAATGACTAACGAAGAATTAGAACAAAAAGTAAAACGATTAGAAGAACAACTAACAGAAGTAAGAATTGAGCTGTTAGAAAGGAAGGCTCCGTTTATACCTTATAAGCCGTATGAGGTGGAAGTGCCAGAGGATATAGAAAATTACTATTATGTTGATGAAATAGGAAGCGTAAATTTATTATCAGATTCGTTTGTTGAAAGTGATTATGATGAATTATATAAACGCGGCTTAGCTTTTAAAACTAAAGAAGAAGCTGAACAATTTGATAAAGAACGTATTTTAATAAATAGGGCGAAGGATTGGGCGAAGAAATACAATGAAGGTTGGACACCGAATTGGGAAGATATCAAAGAAGAAAAATGGAGTGATATGTATGATGATAAGAATAAAGAACTTGAAACATATGTAAATTACAAAAAACAAGACTTCTTAAAACTACCTTATTTCAAAACACAAGAGCTTGCAGAACAATTCATTGAAGAGTTTGGAGATGAAATTAAAGAGGTGCTTTGCTAATGAAACTGTACAAAATTACAATCAATTTCAAAAACGGAGAAAAAGTAATTTATGTTTTTGGTGTAGAAACAACAAAGAAATTACTTTGGTATTTCGATATGGCAAAAAGAAACGATGAAATAATGTATTTTGAATATGATTTAAGAGGTATAAAATTAAACCTTATGGATGTGAGCAATATTGAGTGTGAAGAGATATAGGAGGAAGTAAGATGCTAGAAAGATTAATAAAATTTATAAAATATAAAATTTTAAAAATAAAAAGCCCGTCAAGAGGACGTAAAAATACAATTCATGTATCGGTAGTACCAGGTGTTGATGTGCCAGATGAAGAATTGATAGTCACAGTAGCTAAAGAAATAAATAAGTGTATAAAATGGGGTTGGAAAGTAGAGAAAATAGAAATAAATCCTTATCAATATTTAAATAAAACACATTATGTTACTGTATATTTCAAATGGGATGAGGAGTAAAACACTATGTACGATCTAAAAGCTTATACTCCTACTCAAGGTGTAAAATCTGTGGTTAAATACAATTTTAAAACTAAAGAAATTGAGTTAGAAGTACGACCATACGGAAATATTAAAACTAAAAACTTCACAATTTTACGTTGCAGTGAACTAAAAGATATGTGAGGGAACATGATATTTGAAAATAACATTGTACAATACGATGAAAAATTAATAGGTGAAGTAAAATTCACTAAAGGGAAGTTTGTTGTTGAGTTTAACAAATTAGCTGTTGATTTATGTGATATCAACGATAAAATACTGATAATAGGAGATGTGTATGCAAAGAAAATTGAGTAACGAAGAGTATTTTAAACGTAAAAATTTTTTAAATAAAATAAATTCAATTAGAAGCCATATTAAAAGAAATATGGACGAGTTAAAAGAATTAGCAGAGATGAAAAAATCTATAAAAATTACTGATTACACTAAAGAAGATTTTAAAACAAGCGGTAGCAATACAAGCCAACAGGAAATAATCGTGTGTAAAATCATTGAGTTGGAAAAAGAAATTTATGACAATACCACTGAATTAATGGATGTGAAAATTATCACTAGAGGTGTTTTGAATAAAATAAAAGATGATAAATGCAGGCTTTACATGTTTTACAGATACTATGACTGCTTAGATGAAGAGACTATAAAATATAAAATGAATATCTCAACGAGAACATGTCAAAGACTTAATTCTCAAGGTATTTTCTCAATAAAAATCTAATTTGGCGGTAATTGGCGGAGAAACTCTATTGAATGGCGGGGGAAAACCATTTATAATGGTATTATAAGATTTTAGGTAAGATGATACTGATGATAATTTTTCTTCCTTTTAAATTTGAAACTATTTTTTGTGTATGTAAGATGTTTTATGCTACCTTACCTAAAATCGCCTATCATAAAAACTTCCGAGACAGTTTAACGACTGTCTTTTTTTATTTGTCAAGAAAGGTGGTGAAAAGAATGGCGAAGTACACCGAGTGGTTAACTGAAGAAGGTTTATTATTAGTTGAAGGATGGGCTAGAGATGGATTGATTGAGGAACAGATAGCAAAAAATGTAGGTGTTAGCTATTCTACTTTTCGAGATTGGAAGAAGAAATTTCCGGCACTTTCGGCAGCCTTAAAGAACGGAAAAGAAGTAGTAGATAGACAAGTAGAAAATGCTTTGTTTAAAACTGCTATAGGATATCATTATCAAGAAGAAACAGTAACGAATACTGGTGAAGTTGTAATGATTAATAAGTACAGTAAACCTAATACTACAGCACAAATATTTTGGTTGAAAAATAGGAAAAATAACTGGACTGATAGAAATGAAGTTAAGGTTGACGGAGAAATGAACGTAACAACAAATAGTAAACTTGAAAGTATCT